AATCTAGAAGAGAAGGCATTAGGAATAGATGCTACTAACTGGTTAAAGAAAAAATTAGAAGATACTATTGCAGGTGAGGGTGATGAACTTACTGTTAGAACAGAACTTGTGGGTGGCACTGGGAAGTACGGTAGGCTTCTTGGTTGGCTCTATATTAACGAGGATACTGTTTCACTAAATGAGCAGATGATTACTGAAGGGTATGCTCATGCTTACGATGGAGGAACTAAGGACATGAATCTTGAAGCATTACGAGAAATCCGTAGATCTTTTGGCACATTAAACGAAGGATAAACCCCTAAATGTAGCGTAGCGTACCTTAATTGGGTATAAACCGCTAGTTTTAACAAATCTTATTGCTAAATAACTACGACAATATTCTAGGAAGGATATGAAAAGGAATTTTCTTTTCGTTATGTTGGCCTTAGGAGGAATCCTTGCTACACCATTGACAGCGAGAGCTGATATTAGCCATCGCCTAACTAGCTCAACACAACTTCAAGTAGACGCAGGTTATACTTCAGTATCGAGAGCTGCAAATACATATAGCACATCTGGTAACGGTGTGGATACAACTATTACACCTTCTGGTGGTAGTGCTGCGAGTAACTTAGGTGGTATCTCAGCAGTCAGCACAGCAGGGGTTGCTACTTTTGCACTTCCAGACGTTGCTCAGAGTACTCAAGGAAATGCATACTCATTTACACAGAATATAACAACTGGTGATGCTATTGTTACTACTGCTGCTGATGTAGGAGACGTTCTTGGATACTCTAACATTGCTTCCAGTGCTCCTGGAACTGTTGCAAACCTAGCTGGAACCATCGATACCAAAGGTGCTATGACTTTAACCGCTGGTGGAGCTGGCACATCGGCTACTGGTCAATTTGTATCTGAGCTTTCAATCCGATAAGAAGGGTATGAAAACTCTTATAACTATATTAGTGTTATTAGGTAGTGCTGGTGCTGCAAGAGCAGTGCCAGTGGTCCCCAATTTTCAACAGGGCTCGATGACGAGCCACACTGAGACCGAATCAACGGTCACTGAAACTATAAACTCAATTGACTTTAGGACAGGATGGGAATACTCAGTTACTGGGGTAGGCATCGACAACAACGGTGCGGCTTTAAATCCCCCAACAGCAACATCAACAGTACAAGTCTCCCCAACCGTAGGAGTAGGAGAAGACGCAATAACAGGAACGGTAACATCTTCGTTCGATGCATTAGATATGTCGGCGACAAACAACTTTACAATCCACGAAGCTGGAGCAGCATTTCAATTTACCCAAAGTTATTCTGGACCAGGGATGACCAATCAAACTCTAATCCAGAGGGTAACCAGTATAAAAAGTGTCACAGATACAACCTCAACGTTTACGCAATAGGTGGTATACTATTATCATTAGTAAGTCCAACAGCATCGTTAGCACAGGGAGTCGGTGGAGTTAGTGCCACTGCAAATCCAATAGCCAACTCATCTGGCTCGGTGACCAATCAAGCTATACAGGTCCTACAAGGTCCATACGTAACTAATACTTACGGTGGTGGTGTATCATGTCAGGGTACGACACTCAATATGACACCGTACTTACAGTTTGCAGATTCAAGGAAAGATCCTTGGGAAGATTTTTATAACGAACCACAATATAATTTAACAGATAAAACTGGTAGTACAGTACAGCAAAGTGTTGTTGTTAAGAACTACCCTTGGGAGACATGGTATGACACTAGAACATATACAGATGCTAGTGGTAATGAAGTAAGATGGTTCCCAGACGGAGAAGATATAACTATAATTCAAGATGTTCCTGCTGGTGATGGTGTACCAGATGCTTTACAAGATGGTAAGTTAGAACCTACATGGTTCAAACCTGTACGTACAGATATGAGAGCGAATCAGAGTTTCAACCTAGGACTTTCTGCTACGCTTTCAATACCATTGAACAGAGGTATGCAGCGTTTATGTAAGGAAGCTGCATCAGCAAATGTTAATATGCAAAATCAATTGATCGCTAACAAAAGATTAGATTTCGAGATCGCAAGATTGAAAAATTGTGGTGAATTAAAAAAAGCAGGAATATTTTTCCATCCTCAATCTCCTTATGCAACTATATGTGCTGATGTTGTAGTAACAAATCCAGGTGGTAAGATAACTCCTCATTCACATTCGTTACCTCAACCTAATTTCAACGATTCTTCTTCTGAGACTGCTCAGCCTTCTTCTGAGCCTTCATCTTCTTCTGATGATTCTTCGCAAACGGGATCGGAAGCAGACCTTTCTTCACTCGATACTCGTTCGTCTTCTTCTCTTCCTCAGTTAACCGATAAGGGGTTTTCCCTAGGATGGCGTTTACCTTGGTCATCACCTGCTTCACAGCAGGTTTCACCACCCTCAGGAGCAGATCAGCTAGAGGTTTTGCAAGTAGGGCAGATGACGCTGCAACCGACGCAATCACAGCAGTAGTGGTTGCTACTTGAGCAGAGGGTAGATACTGTTCTACTACACCAATATCTTCATATAACGCTACACATATTTTTTTATTAAAGTTGTTGGGATCGGGTTGTAACTCGTGACCAATGACTTTTTCTTTTTCATTAGGACCTATTGATCCTATCCTTGGGTCTAGAGGACCAGGACAATCTGGATCACCCTCTTCTGATTCTTGTGGTGGAGGTTCTGGTGTCTCTGGTGGAGTAAGATCTCCTGTGTCTCCTGTATCAACACCCTCATCAACTTCTTCTTGTTCTTGATAGACTGTCTGCCATGTTAATTCTCTGGCATCATAGTTTGGTGGTTCATAGTAGGGAGCACCAGCGTCGCACAAAACTGTATTTCCTTTTGGGTCATCATTGACCAGCATTTTGTTTCTAGATGGATCTCTCTTTGCATTTTCTTTGTGTACTTTTACACAACCAGCTATATTAATAACGGGAGTACCTATGATTGTAGTGACAGGTACTGCTGGTGGTATTGCTTGTGGTGATTCATTCACCCATATACGACTGTCTGCAATCTGATTCACACCTATACCTCTGACACCAACGTACCTAAGACTTCCACCCACAGGTCTTATAAAAGGTATGCCAGTACCATTGATTCCAATGTAAGGAATCTCTTGATTACGAATTGATATATCATTAATTGGCATTATTTTACTATGTCTCGGTAGTTACCATTAGGATTTGGACCCATGTTTGTTACAGGACCAGAGTTCTTAGGCCATGCTTCTTTAATAGCAGAGCGAACTTCTTCTCTAACTATTAATTGTAGTTCAGTCAGTTCTGCTTCTCTTCTCTTTGCTGGACCGTCATTCATATTGTCGAGGACTTGTCCTCCACCCACAACTGAACCAGCTCCAACAACTGCCACTGCAGTAATACTAGTAACTGTATCTCTTACATCCATGAGTTTGCTTTTGCTAAAGTTATTTATTAGGCAGAATGCCTAATCTAATGTATAATAAATATATGTACAAGAAGTTATATTCGGAATACTTTTAATGGGAACCTTCCGTAAGTCTCTAAAACGTGGGGATACCTCTCGTCAAATTGAGGAAAATCTTAAGAAATTAAACAAAGATTTAAAACGAACTGAGTCAGTTTTATCTAGTGAGTCTTCACAGACTGAAGGTAAAAAGTTTGACTGGAGGAAGGAGTTTTTTCCTGCCGAATCAGATCGGGTAGAAGATGTTAAGCAAGCCTTAGCAGAAGAAGTAAAGGAATTGCGTGATGTTGTAGACGCAAAGAAGGAGATAAGAAATCTACAGAGAGTAGATAAGCATTTAGAAGGAGTTAACTCAGAATTCTATAAACTTCGTGATGAGTTAGTTGAACAGATTAATACTGACTTTAATCTTCGTGAGATTGAAGCAAAGTTAGATGAGGTCTTAGGTGTATATGGTAAACTTCATCAAAGAATAGATGAGGGTTTATTAAATGAACCACCAGAATCTCAACAGAATGGTGATCCATTAGCACCACTTGGTCAAAAGTTTGTTACCTTTGAACAACTTAGGAATCATTACAGTCTATTCATTAATAGAATATCCAAGCAGATGGCTACCCTTGGTGGTGGCGGTGAAGTTAACTTCCGTTACTTGGATGATATTGATTGGGATGGTGCTAGTGATGATGGTAAGTTCTTAAAGTATAATCATAGTACAGAGAGATTTGAATTTGCTGCTGTATCTGGTGGAGGCGGTGGTGGAAGCATTGCTGGTATTGATACTACAGGTACATCTACATTTAATAATGTCAATGTTGATGGTAGACTTGTTGGTGTAGCAACTAATAATCTAGTACCATTTTTATTTGCAACTCTTGGTGATCTACCATCACCATCAACATATCATGGTGCGTTTGCTCATGTTCATGCAACAGGTAGAGCATATTATGCTCATGCTGGTTCTTGGATTGAGATAGTTAATAAAGAATTAGATGGTGTAGTTGGTACTGGAACAGAGACATACAATGTTGGTATCGTAACTGGTGCTACTTACTATGGTGATGGATCAAATCTAAGTGGAATTACAGCAACAACTGCTGACTATGCTGCTGTTGCAGGTCTAGCAACTGCTGCAACCACTGCAACTGCTGCAGGTACTGCAACCGTAGCAACAAACTTAACATCAAGTTCATCAGTCAATACCTCTGGTATTATAACTGCAGCAAACTTCTACGGTGATGGTTCAGGACTAACAGGTGTTACTGCAACTGGTTCTGGTGTTGTTATTCAAGAAGAGGGTGGTTCTGTAGGTACTGCTGCTACTATTAATTTTGTTGGTGCAGGTGTTACTGCAACCATAAGCAATGGTGTTGCAAAGATAGAAATAAGTGATCAGGTTGGGACTGGTGGAACAGGGGCACTTGCTGGTATTGATACTACAGGTACATCACTATTCAATAATATAAATGCGTCAGGTATTATAACCGCATCTGCAGTCTCTGTTGCAGGTACTGTTACAGCAACTCAGTTTTATGGTGATCTTACTGGTACTGCAAGCAATGCAGGTGGATTATCTGGAGTACCTAATGTAAATGTTGCTGGCATTGCTGGTACAACTGCAAACTTTACTGGTGTTGTAACTGCTCAAAGTTTTTCTGGAGATGGATCTGGATTAACAGGACTAACATTTAGTGGTGGTAACGTCTTTACTGGTGTTACTACGTTTAGTAATAATGCTAAATGGGATGATAATAAGAAAGCAATCTTTGGTTCTGGTTCAGATCTAGAAGTGTTCCACGATGGTGGAGACTCATACGTATCTGAAGTTGGTACAGGAGATCTAACCTTAAATTCTAATGGTGCGAATGTAAATATTAAGTTTAATAATAGTGAACTTGGTGCAAAGTTTACGATAGATAACGGTGTAACTTTATATCATAATGGTAATGAGAAGTTTGATGTTATAGGTGGTGGTGCTACTACTTACGGTGCTCATTATGCAGGTAGTTTTGTTGGTGGTGGTTCTGGTATAACAGGACTTAGCACCTCACAAC